CGAGGCACGTCTTGCCCAACTGCTTCTGGACAGCATCCGTTATGGTTTTGCTCCGACAAAGATTATTTGGGACCCGAAAACTAACCAGAACCAGATAGTGAACTTCGACCCTCGCAGAGTGTTCCCAGACCCTCGGGTTAGTTGGGGTGACTGGGAGCGTTGGCAGTACGTCGTTTTTACTGACTACGTCAGCTACAACACGCTGATGTCTACGGGTCTATATCCGAAACTAAAAAAACACACCAGTTTACGACACAGAACAGCACCACCTCGTAATTCTTGGAACGCTCACCGTTGGTACAAAGAGGAAGGCCGTGGATTGAACATAGACCCTGCGTCTCCAAACCAACGGGAGAGAATGGACCACGCATATTTTACTCTTGGTGATGCACGTGTGACTGACGAGTGCTGGGTTCGTTTTGCTGGATATGAGATAGGCATCCCGTCCATTGAACAAATATGGATGGTAATCACTATCCTAGACGAGCAGATTTGTATTCGTATGCAGTTAAACCCCTATGGTCAGCAGTTCCCTGTTGTAATAGGTGGTCTTTACAATGATAGCCACAAGACTTGGGGTCAGTCCCTATATGACCTAATGCTTCCAATGCACGACATTGCTACTTGGTTGCTACGTAGCCGTATCGACAACGTCCAAGCCGCACTTAACAATCTTATCTTCGTAGACCCAACGCAGGTTATGGTTCCTGATTTGATTGACCGTAATCCGTGGGGGGTTGTAAGAACCATGCCCGGGACGAAGCCCGGGGATGGTGTGTTTATTGCACAGGTTCCCGACGTCACCCGTGGGCACTGGAATGATATTCAGGCCATGTCGGAGCTTAAACAGCGTGTGTCTTCAGCCAGTGACGCACAGCAGGGTATGCCGACACCTGACGTCCGCACTGCAACAGAGATTGCTCGCCTAACCCAGTTAGGCTCGCAACGTCTTGGTGTTTTGAGCCGTGTCATTTCTGCCACAACGATTAGACCGATGGTAAGAATGATGACCGCGAACATCCAAGACGCCATTGATATAGATGGGTCTATCAAAATTGACCAAGACGCTATGCCGTCTCAGTTGGCTGACTTGGTGCAGGATGGATATATCGACTACGGTGCGGGCGACCTGCAAGGCAAAATTGATTATCTTGTTATCGACGGCACCTTACCAGTCGAGCCTACGCGCAATGCGGAGACGTGGATGAATATGATTCAAATCATGTCTCAGACCGGGCTCAATATGGAATACAAGGTTGGCAAGATTGCGGAAGAGGCTATCCGCGCACTTGGTATATCCGACCTAGACCAGTTCCGTATCTCTGACGAAGAGAGACAGCAAGGTGCGTCCCCGAGCCAACAGCTTGCTCTTATGGAAAAAATGCGTGGTGCATCTGTACAACCTCAGGAACAAATAGCTCGGGAAGTAGAGGCAGGAAATCTTATTCCAATGAGAGGTGGCGCAAATGTCAACTAACGAAACCATAAACTCACGAGCTCAGGCTATGGAGAAGGACGTATCAACGGTTGTCGTTGACTACGTACGCGCTGTCTTTGAGCAGGTTAACCGCAACCAACATGACTGGGGTGTGCAAAACGCCCAGCTAGTAGCGCAACTCCAGTCTCGAGTACGAGAGTTAGAGATTGAGGTCGCGAACCTGAAAGGTAGATTATAATGGCTATTACACGTCCCACAGGTGAACAGCTTCGGTTTGTATCTGCAAACACTGGAGAGCATATCCTAGACACCTACATGGAAAACGCAGAGATTGGCGGACGCCAACTCAGTGCATTGCTAGGCGACATCTTTAAAAGCAGTGATGGTCTGTTTGACCCGACTATTTTTACATTCCAAGTAGATGCCGCAGACAACAACAAGCTAGAGGTCCGCGTTGGGACGAGCAACGCTTTTGTAGAAACTGGTGTAGAGATATTCAACGCCCGTGGCACATACGCAACGTCTACAGCCTATAAAGTGTTGGATATTGTAACCCTGAACCAAGACACCTTCGTCTGCACTGCGGCCCACACATCGAGCAACGCGACGCCAGACCTGACAAAATTCCAGAAGATTATTAATGGCTCTTTGGTTGCTGACTACGCCAACAAAGTAGACGGCGCGATTACAGGCAGTGAATACTCAGCTAAGGCTTGGGCTATTGGCGGTACGGGTGTGGACACTACTAGCGGTTCAGCAAAGGATTGGGCAACTAAGACGTCTGGGTCTGTAGGTAATTCAGGTGATTTCTCAGCCAAGTATTACGCCACCAACGCTCCTGTTACGACAGTCGCCGCTGGTATAGCAAACATCAATGCCGTTGCTGGTGCGATTACTAATGTAAACAACGTCGGCGCAAATATTTCTGGCGTAAATGATGTAGCCGTAAACATTGCTAATGTAAACGCGGTGGCTGGTGATGCGACAGACATTGGCACAGTTGCAACAAACATCTCCAATGTAAATACAGTTGCAGGTATTTCGACTAGTGTTAGCGCCGTTGCCACAGACGCCACAGACATAGGAACTGTCGCCACAGACTTAGCGGGTTCAGACACGATTGGCTCGGTTGCAGGCTCCATAACTAATGTAAATAACGTAGCTGGTGCGCTCACTGCAATTAATGCGGTCAATGCAAACGCTACGAACGTCAACAAGGTTGCGGCTGTAGACTCAGACGTCACCACTGTTGCTGGTATTGACGCTAACGTCACTGCTGTAGCTGGTGCGGTAACAGCCATCAACGCTGTAAACGGCGCGCTTACTGCAATCAACAACGTCAGTACTAATATCGCAGACGTAAACAGCTTTGCTGATACTTACTTCATTAGCGCAAATGCTCCTACAGGCGGCAATATTGGGGAGGGCGACCTCTGGTATGACACAACAAATGACCAACTCAAGGTGTACAATGGTAGCGCTTGGGTCACGTCTGCGGCTTTTTCCAGCATAAACCTACAGGACTTGGCAAACGTAGCGGCAACTGCGCCGTCAGCAAACCAAGTTCCTATGTTTGTCGGCTCCTCATACACGCCAACAAACTTTACACTCCAAGCTCTGACTGACGTGGGCGCGACAACAACAAACAATATTACAGTCGCCACTCCGACAGCTACAGGTCATGCCGCTACCAAAGGTTACGTAGACACAGAGGTTGCCAACCTTGTATCCAGCGCACCTGCGGCACTAGATACCCTCGACGAGTTAGCCGCCGCTCTTGGTGACGACGCCAATTTTGCCAGCACAACAACCAATGCGATTGCCGCCAAGTTGCCTTTGGGTGGCGGCACGATGTCTGGAGATGTAGACTTTGACAACAATAAGGTAACAGACGTAACGCTTGAAAACTTCCAAGAGGTTATGGCGTCAAACACAAACGTCTCTGGTGACGTTACTATTCCAGACGCAACCAACAATGTTAGCTACACGCTGACGGGGACTACTAATGTTACGCTACCTGATACAGATGAATTACCAGCAGGCACAGCGCGTACAGTGACTATTTTCGTGAAGCAGGATGGCACAGGTGGTAGGGCATTTAACCTTGTCGCTCCAACAGGCTTCACTATCAAGTACAACAGTTCGAGCACACAACCTGCGGTGCAAACTGCCGCCAACAAAGAGACCATATATACGGCGCTCTTGGTTAAGGGCTCGACCACGATATACGTATCACTATCTTTTTACGAGGCTTAGAGATGACTATTCGTTACGATGAAATTCACTTGTATGCAAAGCCGGGCCAAGCCGCGTGCGCCACAATTAGGCAGTGGTTGGACGCGAAGGGAATTGCATATACCAATTTAGATTATACAGACCCGACAGAGACTTTGGCGGCTTTGTCTACATGGTTCGAAGATGAAGAAGGTAATAACATTGTTTTTTCTGACACTCCTGTTCTTGTTTATGACAGGGTGCTGTGGGAAGCGGATGATAAGTCCGACAGATACGCACACCGTCATTACGTTACAGACGTCAAAAATTTACCAGATGATTTTGTAAAACTAGCTCAACAGGTGTCCTAATGCCATTACTTGGGGTCTCACTAAGAGCGGACCCCCTGTTCCCCGGGGGTAGCCAGACTTTTACAGCGGACGGGACGTTCAACGTCCCGCCGGGTATTTCTGTGGTTACTGTTCGAGGTAAGGGTTTGAATGGCACTGGCGGCTCACCCGGCAATGCTGGAGCAGAAGGCAGTCAAGGAAACGCGGGCAATCCCGGTAATGATGGGACGAACGGTGCGGCAGGCAACGGTGGTGCGGCAGGCAATAGTGGAGCCCCCGGTAATGACGGCACAAACGGTAATGGTGGAAACGGTGGTTCCGCAGGGAACCCGGGCAACCCGGGTAACCCCGGCAACTCAGGCAGTAACGGAAACGCTGGAAATGGTGGTCCTAAAGGAAACGCAGGGAACCCGGGCGCAACAGGAAACTCAGGCAACGCTGGCAATGGCGGAGGCGGCGGAGGCGGCGGAGGCGGATTAAAGTTCAAAGCGGGTCCGGGTGTGGCTGGTACTCCGGGCAATGCGTCCCCCGGTCCGGGTGGAGGAGGCGGCTCCGGTGGTTCGGGCGGGACGCTGAACTCGCCCAATACTGCGGGAGGCGCAGGTGGTATAGGCACTAATGGTAACTCGGGCAATACTGGTGCTGGCGGTAGTGGGGCAAACAGTGGTAGCGGTGGCAATCCCGGAAACCCCGGAGCCAGTGGTTCCTCCGGTAGCAATGGTAGCTCCGGCAGTGGGGCAACGGGTGGCAATCCCGGCAACTCTGGTTCAGCAGGTAATCCCGGCGCAGACGGTACTGGTGCAGGCAGTGGGAACCCCGGCACAAACGGAGCCGCTGGAAATAGCGGAACCGCAGGCAACCAAGGTGCCGCTGGTGCAGACGGGACTCCGGGTGCAGATGGGGTTGCTGGTGCAAGCTCCCTCTTTGGTAGTTACCACACTTTTGCAGGCGGTGCGGCTGGTGCTGGTGGAGCGGGAGGAGCAGGTGGTGTAGGCGGGCCCGGAGGTACTGCGGGTAATGGTGGTCTTGCTGGAAACGACGGGAACCCCGGAAACTCTGGCAATAACGGTACAGGCGGAAACGGGGGCTCTGCTGGGAATGATGGTAACCCCGGGAACTCTGGCAACAACGGCGGTGCGGGCACCGCAGGTAATGGAGGCGGTGCGGGTAATCCGGGTAATCCGGGTAACTCTGGTAATCCGGGCAGTAACGGCAACGGCGGCGGTGGGGGCTCAGCAGGAGCCCGTGGCGGCGGTGGTAATGGTGGCGCGGCAGGCATTAATACTGCGGCTACTGCCCCTAGCGGAAATATTGGTAGCCCAGATGGAAACAGGGCGGGATTTGGTAACGGCGGCGCAGGTGGTCTGGGAATGCTTCAGTCAAATGGGGCGGCTAATGTTGGCAGAGGCGGGACTGGTGGTCGTGGTGGTCGCGGTAATAACGGTGGTGGCGGTTCAGGAGGCAACGCAGGTTCGGCTGGAAGTAATGGAAACAGCGGTAGTAACGGAAGCGGAGCAACTGGAGGTAACCCCGGAAACCCGGGTAACGCTGGAGCTAACGGAAACCCCGGTACAGCAGGGTCAGGAGCAACCGCAGGGAACGCAGGAAACGCTGGTGCCGCAGGAAATCCGGGCAATGCAGGCTCGGGTGCAACGTCAGGTAATGCTGGTAGTGCGGCTCCGTCTACTTGGGTTGGAAAAGCAGGAAGCGCTGGCGCGGCAGGAGGGGCAGGCGGGACGACTGCTTATGCCGACCAAGTTATAAGAATCACGCAAGCACAACAGGCGATTGCCTTAACGGTGGCATCCGGCACAGAGATGACTATTACGTTCGAGAGACAATGATTTTCGGAAACCCTAAAGTCACTTTTACAACCTACCCTAGACTTCATGGCATTATTCCTGAGCCTGTACCAGCACGCTCCATGCTTCCTGATTGGTTCAAAAAGCTAAAAAATTTTGGGCATGAGGAAACTGAAAACCCAACCCGTTGGCCTACTAGGAGTGTAAAAAGATGTCCACCAGTTTTAGATGCTATGGTGAGTGGATGGATATTGACAACGCCAGCAGAAATAGAGGTCATTATAAATGAAGACGGAAGTGGCGCGGAATGGTACACAGCATGGGACCACTCAGTCATAGAGGACCACAAAATAACCCAGATTAAAGGCCACCCCTCTCTACCCAAGCTACCCCTAAAAATTATGAACTATTGGCACATGAAGACTCCGCCCGGATGGTCAACTCTTTTTGTAAGCCCACTTAACAGGGTTAATGATTATTTTGAGCCCATGAGTGGGATTGTTGAAACAGATAAATATCTGGAGTTTGTTAACTTCCCCAGCTTCCTAAAACCAACGGGGACGACCATAATTATCCCTCGAGGCTATCCTGTCGTTCAAGCGATACCCTTCAAAAGAGGTGTAGGCAAAAAGGCTGATATACGAGCGATGACACAAAAGGAATGTGATGCCCTTGACCTCTTGCGTCAAAAGCGTCAAAACCGACCTAGTATTTATCGCGAAACTATGTGGGAAAAGAAATGAGCACTGTTAATTATACAATCGTAGCGTTTGATGACATGACACTTGAGTATGTGGTCACGTTTGATGGTCAGAGGATTTTAGTCCCTGCCGTTGTCATTGACGGAGTTGTAGACGAAAATAAAACCAAGGAATCTATCGGAGCATCAATACGTCAACATTTGAATGTTCCGTCGGTTGACGTGCCATCTGATTATGTAAGTCTGATTGGAACTACAGAGACCATAAAAACCACGGCAGAAGAAGCATGACATCATCTGTAGTAAAGGACTCAATAGCGTCCTCTGACGGGATTATCTTGTCTAAGGTGGATTATCCAAACGCTAATTTAATATCTTGGGAGCGGGCAAGTCATCCAGTAAACATAAAAGAGGCGGAGTTTCACCCAAAGACTAACAGCCTTATTGCCGATGCTTCTCCTTGGTTTTTCTACACACCCAGTCGTGATGCAGAGGAAGGGACGTATGTTCAATTCACATACCCAATTCTTCAGAACGGCATCAGCGGAAACGAAGTAGCCGAACATTTTGTTTCTAGTGTTGATGTCATTGACGCTGGTCTTAACTCCGACGGTGTTTTCCAGATAATTCTGGATGCCTCCATTTGGTGGAGGCAGACAGACTGGACACTTGTTTCTCCACCGTTCTTCCCTCTTTGGTTGAGGCTTGACCAAGAGATTATAATTCCCGGTGTTAGGCTTGCCTGCACATCACCAAAAGACAATGACCTTTCTTGGCTTAGAACAGCACTTCCTGTCGTTGCTGGTACAGAAACTGAGGTGAAGAAATCAGGTGAAGAGTGCTATCTCATATCTCTTGAAAGCGACTTTGCCTGTGCTGGCGAGACGTTTGAAAAATACAAGATGGTTAAAATCACATCAACTATTCAGGTTACACCCACAGATGACACTATACTTCTGAAAGTCTATAGATGATTTTGGAACCCCACTTCTGGATGTTTAATGAAATCTTGAGTGATGGTCTTTGTGACCTGATTATCGAACGTGGCAACGAGATGGAAAGCGAATACGGTCAGGCTGGGGGAGAGGTAATGCTGGATAGACGTAAGTCCCACATTGCTTGGTTTGACCACAACGACTGGATTGCTGGTTTGTGTCATCACTATGCGACGTTAGCCAATAAGCAGGCTTGGAAGTTTGATATTGATAGTATGGACGGTTGCCAGTTTACAAAGTACGGCATTGGTGAGTTTTATGAAGTTCACATGGACACCCACAAGCTAGAAGACAACATGCGTAAGATTAGTGTGGTCATGCAATTAAACTCGAGAGATGACTATGAGGGGGGAGAGTTTTTGTTTATGGACTCTGAGAAAGGTTTTGAGCCAGAAAAATTTTCAAATCGCGGTTCGGTGCTAGTCTTTCCTAGCTTCTTGTATCATCAAGTAAAACCCGTTACCGCTGGCAAAAGGCATAGCATCGTAAGCTGGTTTACAGGTCCCCAAATAAAATAAGGGACGACGAAATAAAAACATGTAGTTAAGAATTATTCATGGATACGGATTCACCAGAGTTTGAAAGACTACTAGAAAAGGCCGCTGAAGCTGGGGCTAAACGCGCGCTTGCGGACGTTGGTCTGTCTGACTCTGATGCAGTTCATGATGTATATGAACTAAGAGACCTTTTAGATAGTTGGCGTTCCGTCAAAACAACAGTGGGTCAAACTGTCACCCGATTCCTAACCGTCGCAATCCTCTCCGTTATAGCCGCTCTTATCGGCCTCAATATCCTAAACATTGAATGATGAAAGAAGTCATCCGAAGTGAGCTTCGAATCTGGGCCACTGAGTATTTATCAAAAAACAACATTAGATACGCTGGGATGCCAGCCTGCCCATTTGCAAAGAAGGCAATGGAGTCAGACGCCGTAGACGTCCGCATGGGATTTGGTTGGCAATACGAAAACGTCCTTATGACTGCTCGCTTATTTCCCGAAGAAAAATCAGTGGTAATACACTGTGAAATGAACCCGTCGATTGACAGAGACCCCTTTCATTCCGACCTGCAAAAACTTAATGCCTCACTCTCGAAACAAAACATTTGGCTTATAGGGTTTCACCCGGACGACCCAGATGACGATACAGAGGAAGATGTAGACGTATACGATGGCTTCGTTGAAGAACCATACGCAATGATTTTTGTTCAGAGGTTAACTGAACTGGACGACGCGAGTAGGCTTCTTGAGGCACAAAGGTACTACAGAAACTATACGTCAGCAGAAATAGCTGACCTTTTTAAGAGAAGGCAAGCCAGAGAGGAGTACGACTATGGCTATGGGAAGAAAAGGAAAGGCACCCGGTCGCGGGAGCAAAAAGAAGGCACACTCACCAGTGATGCCGGGGAAAGCAAAGCGTCGCACACCGAGGCGTCGTAAGTAATGGCTTTTTCAGATACCTTTAAGGACATGGAGGGCGCGTTTGTAAAACGCGTCTCCTCTGGTCCTTTTTCTCGTTTCGCGTCTTTGTATCAGGTGTACGAAGAGCCTACCGATAACGAGGGTGTAAGCAACGCCATGCTAGAAAAGCAATCTAGTCGGTCTACAGATACGACCTTCAACGATGCTATGAGTCAGGTAATTCAGTCTTACAATCAGTCGATGCGTCAAGCCCCGACTATGCAAAGCTACAATCCTGTTACACCTAATCGAGTTATTGTTCGTAGATAGATGGCGAGAAAACATGAAACACTCTTTAAGGGTGTAGAGACATTGGAAAACTCACGCGGTTGGACTTACGTCCGCGAGGTGATGGAACAAGAAATCGTAAGTGCGGCAATGGGCATGGCTAATAACGCCAATATGTCTGTAGAAGAAATGCACTTTCGTCGCGGCTCTATATGGGCCGCTAAACAGCTACTCGAGCTACCTGAGAGACTCAAGTTACATCTGGAGTCTCAAATTAAGTTGGAGTCAGCAGAAGGAATGGGTGACGCTACGGCCTCGCCTAATATTTTAACCAAATCCCCGCCAAGGCCGGGAGAGGAGTAGAAAATGGCTGATGAACTACCACAGCAAGAGCAAGCAAACTTAATTGATGCAATCGCATCAAACCGAATGGGTGTTGAACCCCAAAACAAACCTTCAGACACAGAGCCGAAAACGGCAACAGAAGAAGCTGTTGCTGAGGGCTCTCCTGAGACTGAAGGCGATAAAATGGAAGCAGACCCCGTCGTCTATGAGATTGAAATTGACGGCGAGAAGGTGAAGCTAAACCCGCAACAAATTGCGGGCACCATGAAGCGCTATAAACAACTTAACTATGAGAACCAGCAAAATGCTAATGTTCTTAAAGTTGTTCAGGCCGCTATAAAAGCTGGCGTGATTGATGGTCCTGACAGCGCGGCTAGGTTCATGTTGAATGAATTGAAAGCCCAAATGAAGAACCCGCAGATGGGTGACACCGACGGGAAGACCAATGTTCAGGTCTCACAAGATGCAAGCAAAGATGCAATGACCCAGTGGGAAGAGGACAATGCCTTACCCCTACCTCCGGGCTACAAGCAAACCCAAGAAATGTTGCAACAAATCACAGGCAACATGGGTCAGATGCAGAAACTTCTTGCTGGTGTTTTACAGCAGGGGCAAGCGGCGGCACAGGCTGGCGCAGACCAAGCGATGCAAGGCCGCGCAATGAAGGGTGACGCAATCAGACAGCAAATCAATAACAACCTCGACAGGGGTGCGGGTCGTGTGGGTCTCGACGAGAGTAACGCCCAAGACTTTATGATTTTTGCTTATGAGCGCGGGTATACAGAAGATGACTTCATTGACCCCAATCTTACAATGCGCGTCATGAATGATTACAAAAATCAAATTGACAGCCCAGAGATGGCCCGTCTACGAGACATCCACCAGAGACGTCAAGCGTTCACAGGAACAGTAGCGCAGACGCCTCAGGCTGGTGACTCTCAAGGGACAATGGAAGAAACCGGAGACCCGACACTAGACCGTCTGACGCAACGAGCGATGGGCTAATTACCACAAAAATTTTTTTCTAGGCCGGGACGATAAAGTCCCGGCCTTTTTTTATTATTAACAAATCGGACGCTACGGCCTCTGTATTTTTTGAGTGAAACACTTTCTTGAGATGGTAATTCCTCTGGAAGGTAGTCCAACTCACCAAACTATTTCGTAACCGCCGTTCAAGGAGAATTGATATGGCTATTCAAGGTGTACGGGGTACTGGCGAGTTCACTTCGGACTTCCGCCCCAAAAACTACCGGGAGCTCTTTACGCTCTTGGAACCCAACGGTAATGCACCGTTGAACGCTCTGCTGTCTTTCGGCTCGTCTGAGGGCACCGATGACCCAGAGTACAAAAACTTCCGTGACGAATTACCGGACCGGACGTTGCAGGTAAACGGCGCAGTCGCTTCAACAAGCACAACGTCGATTACTGTGGATGCCTCTGATGACAACAAGTTTGCCGTAACTGGCGCTATTGTTGTAAACAGCGAGACAGGTGAGGTTATGCGTGTGACTGCTGACACAACAGGCACGACCCTTACTGTTTCTCGTAACATCGGTGGCACATCTCACCAAATTGCAGACAACGCAAAACTGTTTGTTGCAGGCTTTGCGGCGGCTGAAAACGATAACGTAGGTACTGCGATTTCGTTTGACGCAACCGTGGCAAGCAACTTCACACAGATTTTCCGTACAGCTTTCGGTGTGTCAAACACATTGAAATCTACATACCTGCGGACTGGTGACAAAGAAGATGAAGCCATGACGAAAGCTCTCAAGCTACACATGAGCGACATCGAGCGGGCTATGTTCTTCGGCATCAAAGCTGAAGAAAATGGTACGTCTGCGGCACCGCGTCGTTATACAGGTGGTCTGACCACTTCCCTTACGACCACTATTGACTGTAATAGTGACATTGACGGTGACGGGACTATGAACGAGGCCCAGTTTGACGAACAACTCATTAAGACCGTTTTCAAATTCGGTTCGAAAGAGAAGATTGCATTTTGCGGTTTCCAAGTTGCCGCTCACTTGCAAGAGTTCGGCAAAGACCGCTGGCGTCCAGAGCAGGTAGAAGGTGCTTATGGTGTGAACCTCACACGTTACGGCACTTTCGCTGGTGACCTTATGGTCCACCTGCACCCGCAGTTCCGCCAAGTCCCCGGTATGGATAACGCAATGGTTATCGTTGACTTCCCATACTTGAAGTATCGCTTCCTCGAAGGTCGCGACACTGCTCTGTATGAGAACCGTCAGGGTAACGGCGTAGACGGCGTCATTCACGAGTACCTGACCGAATGTGGTCTGGAGCTCCTGCAAGACAAAGTCCACGTCCACATCAAGAACTGGTCTTCAAACGCGTAAGCGGACGACCAGTCCAGATGTTGGGACTATTTTGGGGTGATAGCTTTGCTATCACCCCTTTTTTTATGGAGTAAACTGTAATGGCAACCAAGCAACCTAAAAAGAAATCCACCAAAAAAACAGAGGAGCCTAAAGTTGAAGAACCTAGTGTGGTTATTTTTCAGTCTCGCGAGCCTGAGCCTAGCCAATTTAGTATTCGAGACAACAAGGCCACTCGTTTAGGTGACGGGCGAATTCAATGGGAGTTCAGTGAGGAAGAGGCTGTACTTGTTCGGCGTCATACCTTCGTTTCTTCCGGGCGTGTCGTAGAGATTTAATATGGCCTACTACAAATCAGACGGGACAATATGGACAGGTGAGACCCACACTATGGGAGACAACCGCGTCATGACTGGCGCGAGTCACACCGCCGATAGTGTCGAGGTTTTTGTCACCAATCCCAATGAAACAAGTAACACGAACCCACATGTTACGGACAATTTTGCGCCCCTTGAGACAATGACTGGTCAAGCCATTCGACGATTTGGCGACTTTTCTCCTGCAACCCTGTCTGGTGACGCGGCTCTTATGTTTATTGAGTTCGCCAATATGATTATTGATGAAGTTCGTATGCACCCATATTGGGACGGGACTGAACTGGATTATTACGAGCACATGCAAGAAACTCGCCCAATACCAGACACAATTATGATTGCTGGTCTTTTGTTTCACTACTCTCAGCAACAAGCATCTGAAAAGTCCCAGTCTTATGGCGCGGCATATATCAGGGTTATTAACAACGAGCTATGGCGTCGTGTAAACGGTAACACTGCAATTCAAATGAGAGTTACTGACAACGGAACAAATCCTCGCAATTATTCAGGAAGAACTAGCTCTTACAACGGTACGACTAGCTAATGACGAGCACAACTAAAAGCGCAACAGGAATATCTATTCGGAGCGTTGCCTACGATAACTTTCAAGGGCTTGATGTTTCGAGGGACGTCACGTCTTTGGATACTGGCAAGAACCAGCATCTGTCGATACTGAATAATGGCTTTTGTGATTGGCGCGGGCAGATTGTAAGAGACCCCGGGGCAAAGCACGTAAAGGGCGACCACTCCGTTCTGGAGGTCAACTTCTATTCGAAACGCAATGTAGTTTACGCAGAGCAAGACGGTGCTGGCGTAAACTTAGTGAGCGAAGACGAACACACGGACACTGGTGCGTTCCCTCTCAACTCTAGGATTACGTCTACGGTTTTTAATCGCGGCGTCCATTTTTTCTGCGAAGGAGAGCCATCGAAAATATACGACGGCACAATTTACAAAACCAACGGTAGCCCAGACCTTGATAAACTGCGCCCCGGGTTTGGTACGTCTGTGGCTCGTCGCATGGCTGTTGCTGGAGTTCCGGGCCGAGAAACGCAGATATTTTTTAGCCGTGTAGACAATGACCAAATATTTCCGGGAGACGAGCCCCTAGACAGTGCCAGCGTCCTCCGCGCTGGCACGATTGATGTTGCGAACCAGCTTGGCACATCAGAGGTCATCACAGGTCTCTCCAAGTTCGAGCAGTCTAGGCTTGCCGTTTTTACTGACGACCGTGTTCTTGTGTTTCTGATTGACCCTAATATTGACCTTTGGGCTTTAGACGACAAAGCAAGCATCAATGTCGGCTGTGTATCTCACAAAACTATTGTCCGCGCTGGGTCAGACATTTTGTTCTGCTCAAGGTCTGGCGTCCACAGTTTGCGTCGCTCTGCTGAAAATGGCGTTACCATCGAGGGCTCAATGCTATCTGAGAAGATAGATATTTTGTATAGAGAGCTTATTGCTTCTGTCGAGGACGTTCGAGACATTACAGCCGTATATGACCAAGATATGGGTCAATACCATATATTCTTTCCTCAGCGAGGGGGCGTGCTTTCCAAGCGTTTGACGATGACCGTCAACGCTCGAATGGACCCGAAGTGGTCTCGCGGAGACTTTTTAAACGCACGCTCTGGTGCGTTCCAAGGTGGCAGGCTTGTTTACGGGACATCGAATGGTTTGTTTGATGTTGCCAAAATTGAAGACGTTTCTGAACAGCACCCAGTCATGGAGGTTGTATCTCCGGTTCTTTGGCATGGCAGTTTTACGGAGACTAAGAACGTCCACTCACTCCTCGTACAGGCTGACGGTATAGGAGAGATAACTCTTGAGTGTATCGACGATATTGGCAGAACAATCGGAAGCGACGTCTTTGAAGTAAACGATAGGCCGGACGACAACTTCTATGCTGATGTTCCATTATCACGTCAGTACGAAAGGAAATTCGAAGCCAGATACAGGGGAGCTCAATATAAGCTAACTGTGACGGGCAAAGGTCTATGCCGAGTAATTGGTCTAGGAGTTATATTGAGGAAGTAAAATGGCACGACTTCGACAACAAAACACACAGAACTATGTAGCCGCTAACAACATTAATGCGGAATTTGAAAATGTAGTTCGTTACTTGAACGCGGCAGAACTCGGAGATAAAACTCTCGGGGAACTGCTACAATCCATATTTGACACCAACGGTGTGTGGAAGGGGCCTGTAGAGATACGTAACGATAGCTCTGCTGGCTTACAATACCGAGTTGGTTCATACGCAGACACAACAACTGGTTGGATAGACCTAGCCAGCTTGGAGTCGCTTAGAGGTGCCGCAGGAACAGTCGTTGGTGAGATTGGTGCTCCAATACTCTTCAATCGTCAGGATACTGTGGCGACAGCAGGGCAGACTGTTATTTCATACGCACACGACTCCACAGATGAATTGTTAGTCTACGTAGATGGTGTGTTAAAACGCTCCGGCTCTTCATACGACTACCAGACAAATGCAACAGCAAATACCGTGACATTCAACTCAGGTCTTTCTGCTGGTGAAACAGTCACAATCTACAAAATCAGAACCACCTCGATTACTGGTTTTACGCGTTCTGACACAGTTACCACAGCTACACAGACAGTTTTCCCGTTTGTTCACACAGAGCAAACTGTCTTGCAAGTATACAAAAACGGTATTCTGCAACGCGAAGGTGGTTCAAATGACTATGTGACCAGCGCGGCGTCTGACACGGTCACGTTTACCAGCGGTGTCCCCTCTGGCAATACTATAACAATTATCACGGTAGAGAATACGTCTACAAATGTAGTCACAGGACTAATGACTGAGGCTAACTTTGTTGACACCACTACAGGCAAAATCACCTTTGCAAATATGCAATTCGCAGACGGTGACATTCCGCAAGCCAAAGTGAGTGGCCTTGTCTCCCACATAAGCTCAGCCGCAAAACTTACAGTGTCTGGTTCTTCTCCTGTTGGCCCAGCAAGCGGTGACTTGTGGATGGATACATCACAGTCTCCTAATGTCTTGAAGTTCTACACAGGGACTCAGTGGTTGGAAACTTCCCCCGAGAGCTCTTTGCCTACCTTTACATCTGCCAATGCGGGACAATTAGTTAAGGTTAACTCAACAGGCACCGCGCTTCAGTATGCAGACCAAGACCTTTCTTCTGTAGTTCCTGTCACACAAAAGGGTGCCGCTAATGGCGTAGCCACCCTCGACAGCACAGGACGTTTGCCGTCCGCTCAACTGCCTACACTTCTTGCGTCTGACAGCATTTACCAGTCCAAGTCTGGTGCTGTTGCTGACGGCGATTACACAATTAAACGTATCTACCGACAAAAAATACAGGTTGATGCGGTAAGCGTACAGTGCGCCTCTGGTACTGCCACATGGCAGTTGCTAGTAAACGGCGCTTTGGTGGGGTCAACACAATCTGTGTCCTCATCTGGCATTGAGGCTGTTCTTTCTACTCCGCAGGAAATTGACGGGACAACGACTTCCAAGTCGATTGGCTACCGTATTTCTAGCGCAAGTAGTTTGAATGACCTCGAAGTGACACTGGCAATAAGCATATTGTCTAGCTAATGAGGTTTGAATCCGTAACAGACGGACAAAAGCAGTTAGCCAAAATATGCCATGTCAAGTGTGACTGTCCTGAGTTTCCTGAGCCGAACTCGTCTATCGGCATCTGGGATACTGAGGAGAAGAAGTTGGTTGGAGGAGTTACATACACAAACTTCTCGGGCCGAGAAATTATGGCGTCAATATGGCTCGACGATAAAAGAGCTTTAACGAGGCCAATATTAAGGGATTTGTTTCATTATCCCTTTATAGTTTGCGGTGTGGTTCGGCTTACCACAAACGCAAGAAAGGGAAACGAAAAGTCGGTGAAGTTAACAAGTCGTCTAGGCTTTGAGATAGAAGGAGAGCTTAGACGATACTTTGGAGACAGGGACGAGGACGCGGCAATCGTCTTCGGAATGTTAAAAGAAGAGTGCAGGTGGATTAAACATGGGTAAGAAATCAGGACCTCCGGCTCCCCCGCCGCCCCCAGATTACGCCCCACAGCGTCAACAAGACGTTGAGGAGGAAAATAAGCGTCGTGAGGAGATAGCAAAAGGCTATAACCAAGCCATAGATTTTTACAACCAGCAGTTGTCTGGTTTTGGCGGTACGTTAGGTGAATACGCTGACCAAGTGTTTGGTTTGGCACTAGGTGACGACCTTTCTGGCCTTGCTGATATTGAAGCGGCACTGCGTCCCCTAGACCAAAATCTAATGGGGTTCACCAACAAAGATGTTTCCTTCCTCGACCAATATCAACAGATGGGACAGGAACAGTTTAATAAAGACATGGGCGCTTTCATGGACAAGTACTATGACCAAGTCGCCGATGCTTACTACGCCGCAGTATCACCTAACTTGCAGGAGGGTGTATCAAAGGAGCAGTTCCTCGCCAGCCCGTTTGCACAGAAAATGATTGAGCAGTCTTTCTATGGCCCTAAATCAGCTACGGGTGGGTTCCTTGAGCAGGTCACTGACGAAAAAGCTCCACAAATTTCTGACTATGGTGGTTCTTATGCAATAGGTGGCTTCGGACCGAGCGCTGGATACTACCCCACGTTTAACAATGTTGAGATAGGTGCTACAGGGCTACCTGTAAACCCGGGCTTCCAGCCCGCTGGTACGTCCTATGGGGCCGCTGTTGCTTATGACATGCCAACCCTCAACGAATTAAACTTTGGCCTTGCTGACAGCTATATGAAGCAGATAGACGACATTCAAGCGGCTATTGATGCTCTTCAGCAACAAGAACAAGCTGAGTTAAGCAGGATTGATGATTTCTTTGGTGGCGCAATAAACAGGTATGATGAAAGCGACATTGACATCAAGTATGCGGACATAAATGATGACTTCAACAAGTACCTAGAGCAAATCGAAAGAGAGAGGCAACAACTGGGTGCCTTCGAAAGTGTCCTCGGGTTCGACGACCAAAAACAAAAAGCTCTCGACGAACTGCTGGAACTAGAAGGTTTAATTACCGGGCGACAATCAGAGAAGGACGCAGAGCAGTTGCGTATTGACCAGTTGCTAACTGGTATAGCTGATGACCCAACCACACCAGATATAGACGAAAGCACACTTGGCGTTAAAGGTAACCTGTCTGCGGTCAGGGATGCGCTGGCTGGCATGGGTATAGCTGACCTTGACAAAGAGACGTACGACGCCCTTCTTGCCCAACTCACTGGTTCAGAGGGTGCTCTACAAGACTTTACAAGCGACCTCATGACAGACTTCTCTCGTGAGTATGGGCAACTTTATGGCCTAGAGGATGAACTCAACGCGCTTCTCAACCAGAGACAAATGGAAGAAGCTAGGGTAGACGCGTTCGGTAGAGACTTTACAAACAGGGCAGACCAACTGGAGAGGCTGATTGGTCGCCAAGACCAATACAGCCTGTCGGATATAAATGAACTCCAAGACTTGATTGGGTTGCTTGAAAACGAAATCGGTGGCTTCCAGAGCGAACTGCCCTCAGACTTTACGTCTCAACTTGAACAGTTGACCGGGGCCCAAACATCTCTATCAGACCTTATTACACAGAGAGACGAAGAGCTCGGGGGCATACAGAGCGCTGTAGACCTCCTGTTATCTGGCGTTGCAGACGACCCAGAAACAGAAGAAAACGAGTTTATAGCTGGGCTTGCAGACCTTGAAGAGTTTGACGAAGCAGGAATGTTTGAGCTTAGAGACCGTATTACAAACGAACTCAATAAACTTGGTAGATACGAGGGCGGTCTAGGCGAATATCGTGACAACATTTCTGCCGCTATTGAGCAAGTTGACGCAAGACTTCGAGACCTTGGAGGGCTTCGCGGAGACATAGAGACTGATGCTCTGGCAAAACTGCAAGACATAAGAAACCGTGAGTATTTCTCTATGGAAGACGTTGAGGCCGCTCAAACAGAAATTGAGGCGTTAAGGCAACGTATGGAGACGTATGGGGCAACTCAAGCCGCTGACGAGCTCCAAGCTCTGGCTGATGTTATGAGTGCTGAAACTGGACGATTGAGTGCGGATGCAATGGCTGTTGCTGAAAGAGAGGCGAAAGGTAGGGCTGAGATTGAGTCACTTCTTGACCCTGAAGGTAACCTCAGGTTCCCGACGCTTTCTGACGGTAGCCCAATTCAAACAGAAGAACAGCTTATGGCATATCTAGCGGGTCTGGATGAAGACGATGAACTATTTAACCTAGTTAATCCTTCTGCGTTTTCTCAAAACCTTCTTGGTCAGGGGGCTTAAATGGTTGCTTTTTCCACCGCAGTAAACGCCATTGGTACAGTAGGTAACTTCTTTAACAGCAAGGCGTCTAATAAATTCAACCAGAAAATGCAGAAGTATTACGCTGATGTTGAGGCACAAGCCTATCGAGACCAGCAAGCACAGGCCGCGTTTAACGCTCAGATGGGCGCATATATGCTGGGGCTCCAACAGGAGCAAGACAGGGAAGCTATGGAGCTTTTCCGGCAAAGGAACCTGTCTCAGCAAGAATTACAGCGGTATTTACGCGGGTTCGATATACGTAACGAAGCTCGTCTAACGTCTGAAATTGACCGTCTTATGGAACGTCAGGGGATGGTGGACGAATTCGCCCTAGAAGACAGAATGAGGGAACTAGAGCGACAGGCGAGAGATGACCGTCTTTCTTTCGAAGAACGTCAGATGGCCTTAGAAGACCTTCGGTTGGAGAGACAAAGAGCGCGTCGTCAACGTGAGCAAGAGCAGGCTCGTATAGATAGGTTCGATGACCAGTACTTCTCTGAATTCGAAGAAAGAAGAAATCGCCTGCTAGAAGACAGGGCTATACGAAATGCGGAAAGAGAGCTTGAGGTGCGACGCTCCGATGACGTTATAAATCAAGCCACCTCCACAAGAGACCGTATGCGTAATGTATTGAATCAAGTGGGTACGCTAACCACACCAGAGTTGTTGGGTCAGGAAGAGATTGATAGACGCTCTCGTGGGTATGAAGACGCTTTCATGGCTCAGGTAAACGCCGCTATGGACAGAACTCTGTCTCAGAAAGAGGCTGAACTTATCCGTCGCGGTATGGACAAAGGCGGCTCCTCTAATGCCCAGCGTGCTGAGATACTTGCTCGACTTGCCCCAAGCCTTGTTCGAGCACAAGCAGAGGCAAACCGTGCGGCGGCTGGAGAAGTCGGTGCAGAGAACAAAATGCGTCAAGACAGGTTTAATAACTTGCGGACGCAGTTACTTACCCAACTGAAAGCAGAACAAGACGCTGGTCTTGCTGGATTGAACCTCGCGGCTAACCTTACAGCCCCAAGAACCTCAGCGGTTCTCGACCGAGACATTGGTAGCGGTGTGAGCGCCTACACTATTGGTGGTCCGCAAACAGACATGTTCGGCATCGGAGACCTCAGCCGAATACAGAGCGCAATTACAAACCCATTGAACATTTCGTCTGGTTACGGCTCATTGATGTCCATGCCAAATTTGAATATGTCGGGCTCGACAAACGCCGGATACTACGACGGAAGCATGGGACAAAACACCTATGACCCATACAACTATTTCAACATGGCAAATACTGGTATCAATAATCTATACACAAATGCGTCTAATAACCTAACAAGTGCAAATGAGGCGGCTCTTGCTTCTTCGACAGCATACGGAGAGTCGAAAGGGGACTTATTCGACTTAATTGGCTCGGCTGGTGACTATATTCAAGATAATTACTTTGGGGTGACGCCCAAGCAATCGTAATGTAGGAAAAAAAAATGGATTTTAGTTTTGGAGAATCACAGGGTTTTATGGACCGACGCGACGCGAACGCAAAAACTCGTCGTGAAGTCGTTAAGGCTTTCGAGCAATTTAAGAAAGAAAACCCCTACGCCACAGAGCAGGAACTAACGGACGCAATCCGCGCGATTGCTGGGCCGAGCTTTTACATGCGTGCCGCTGGCGGAAGCGCCGACGCTATTAAAGCGGTTGCAGACCGCAATCTCCAAGCCAAGATAGATAGAGACTCAAGGGCTTTTGCGGCAGAAACTCAAATGCGGAACGAAGAAGAAAAACGCCTTGAGGAGCAACTGTATCAAGGGTTTCTTGACAGCGGAGACCTTACCAAGTCTCGAGACCTGATACTTAGAGACTTGCGGGATAGAAACACAGCACCGGGGGCGTCAGAGTTCGACCGCTCGTTCATTCCGCAACTAGAGAAGTATGTAAACGATTTGGACCTTGGTTATCTGGGCGATAAATTTACGGGCAGATACATTCAAGAAAACAAACAAAGTATTTCTGATGCAATCAGTCAAGGCACCACCTATGAGGACTTTGTGTTGGGCTCACCACACAAAGGAATTGTAGGCTCAGACCAGTTCACTAATTACTATGGTCGTCAGTTTGCTGACCAAAGAGAGGACATGGAGTTTGAGGCCAACCAAAGGCTCAACAAAATATTGGGCTCTGTAGAGCTAGAGGGTCCCGGGACACTTAATCAGGTTTACAAAAGACTTGGTAGATTTTCTGATTTTTTTGACCCCCAAATAATCGAACAAAGAATAAATCAGGTGAAAGATGACAAGAAGCGGACACAGGCGCAGTCAATAAAAGGAACGGCTCTGGAGCTTGCAAACGAAGAACTTTCGTCTCGCCAAACGTATACGGAGGGAGCCACGGCTGACCTTATTAAAGACATTAATGATTACAACTCTCAAGTAGCAATAACTGCTTTCTTGAATTCTCATGTGGGTGTAACCCCGGGTGCCTTAATATCATTGGTTACAGATATTGAAGAAATCGGTAATGACATTACTAAAGAGGAAGTGGGCCAAATACTAGAAAAAAATAGAGGGAACTTTGTAACGAAGTCCGATTTCAAACTGGCGTATACAAACGATGTCTTGGCTTCCTACGGTTTACAAAATGATGGTCGCGCAGATTTTGCAACGAACTTTGTTAACAAGGCGTTTGGAGACCCTAGCGCGGCTGAAGGCCAAGGACGTAAAGGAAGATTCGCAACGGTAAGGGGTGACTTTGAAGAGAATGTGAAGGAAATAACCCAACCCACAAGAGATTACATAAAACTTACTCCGGGGGCCTATGCTCCGTCTTTAAGGGATTTCCAAAATCACGGGAATATAATTCAACAAGAATTAATTAAAATCGCCCGTCAAATTAAAAACGTCGAAAGACACATAGAGACGGCGGAACAATCTGGAAACTTCTATGCGACAACAGACGAAGACTACCAAGCCTTGCGTGAACGAGCAGTTAGAGAGGGAATGACTGAAATACAAGCGCTACAAGAGCTAGAAGGAGCGCTTGAAGAGGCGCAAAATAGAGTGAACGTAGACATAATGAACGAACAGCGTCGTGCAGACGGGGAACTAACATCTTACAATTACGCACAGTCCGGGCCGAATCTTGACTACCTTATTAACGCTGTGAAACAGCGCGGTTACTATGACACAATCAAGCGCGGTCAGACCCTGAAATACAAAGATAAGCTGGACATAGCAAGAATTGCTGGATTAAACCCTGATATGGGTAAGAGACCGCTAAACCCAAGGATTCCTGTCGGTCCGACGAACCCGTACCTTACCTTCAGCAATGAGCTTGATGCCATCCTAGACATCATCGCTAATAACTAATACGGACGACCAAATGCTGGTTCAGCAGTAGTTTTATCATATCCCACTAAACGGAAACTGGAGTACCTTACGTGGCTGACGACAATAGATATAACCGATATTACTCAAACGTAGACGCTGGCGATGCGCCAGAACCTATAGTTGCCCCTCAAAGCATAAGCGGTGTAACCGGGATTGCCGCTCTACGAGACCCTCAGTTCCTGTCAGAAATGCGCGAGTATTACGCGAATAAAGGGGAATATTTTTCTAACAACGAGGATATGATTAACGAGTTCTATAGTGACCAAACTTGGGGCGCTATGAACACCGTTTCTCTTGCCAAAGACGTTGGAGAGGCTTTAACCGCAGACGAACGTCAGCGACAGCTTATGGTTCGTCTACAGGAGGTTTACCAAAGCCTACCTAATTTTTACGAAGAAGGTGGTCGCGG